GCCCTCTTATCATTCAAACAGTTCCCTATGAGTGTCACGCCAGAACTTGATCCGGCGAACTTGTGCTTCAACATCCTTCGGGACTTTAGGACATTTCTTTTCTCGAAACTCTTTTGCAGTTTTAGCTTTCTCCTGAAACCTCTCATTGAGTTTATCAATGTAGGAGTGGAGTTCTGCAAGGGTCATGCCATCAAGGTTCTTGTTGAACACATCGGCAAGAACTTCTTTTTCATCTTCAGTATCATTAGGATCATGATAGAAGAAGTCTTGATTGAACAGGGTGAGGATTTTCTGATAGGTCTCAGTACCCCTCCAGTCGTAGTATTCTCCCCTCTCTCGCCACCTTTCACCAAGATGCACTCTCTTTTTTACATAGAGCCTTCTTGTAGGGTCGAAAGAGTGGGAGAGAAAATTAGTCGGGATCATTCTCTCTCCCCTTTCTTTAATTAGGCGATAACGCTGTCGATAACCGCACCGAGGTCAGCCGAAACAACCTTGTGGTCGTAGGCCAAGTTGGCTTCCAGCACTTCGGCAACGCCGTCGATAGCCAGATAATCACCACGATACGACTTGATCGAAATGCCGTGGCCCGAAGCGTTTTCCAGATCGTCCCAAGTGAAGGTGTAACCAGCCGAGGGGATCATCAGGCCCGAAGAGCGCGGACGGTAGTAGAAAGCAGCCAGCTTACCACCAATGAAAGCGTTCGATTCGGTCAGACCTTCGGCAGCGGTGTTCTTCACGGTTTCCATGACCATGAACTCTTCCACACCGAAGATTTCAGCCAGTTTGGCATCCGTCACCAGAGCGGTGTTCGTCACGGTAGCGCCACCATTCAGGCGGGCAAGGATCGTGGGGTGGTTGACCAGAATGTCACGAACTTCTTTGCCGACAACCATGACGTTGGGCTTGAAGCCGCCCGACTTGAGTTGCACGGTACGCATGATGTTGGTAACGTCTTGGATCGGGGTCGAGGTCGAGTAGTTCGACCACTGGATGACCTGAACCGACGAAGGCGACGAGGCAACGCCATCCCAGTCCGTACCCCAGACACCGCCCTTGAAGTAGGTATCAGCCCACTTGATTTCACGGTCAATCAGGAGTTGGTGGGTCAGCATCTGAGCGCCAGCAGCGCGGATGTCCAGTGCTGCATCTTCGTTAGCCAGCGTCTCGAAGTCGAAGTCGGTTGCCAGCGAGAACACGTCAGCCGAGTAGGTGTCCTGCGAGAGGGTCATGCCCACACGAGGAGCCTGAGTGCGAGGAGCGCGAGCCTGCACCTGACCAACACGGTTGAAGTCAGCACGGTTGTAGATGTAGTACTTGTCGGTCTTCTTCGACACGCCAACTTTCGGGAACACACGGTCAGCAATAAAGCCGTTAGCGTCTTGCAGGAAAGCAATCGTCAGGTTGGTAAGCGGTGCGTCAATATGGACGCTGCTAGGGGTCAACATAGCCATTTTTGGTAATCCTTTATTAAACTATTCAGATGCTATTAGGTGGAGGGAACAGCGGTTTCAGCACGCGACAGTTCGACCGTGATGATCTGATTGTCAACGCCAGCTTCAAGAGCATAGCCGAGGATCACGTCACCCGAAGCAGCGGCAACAGCTTCACCAGCCGAGTCCGAAGCGACAGCAGCGCCACGAGTGATGTTGCCAGCAGCTTTGACAGTCACACGACCATCATAGGCAACCGTGACAGCCTGACCAGCGCCAGTAGCAGCATTCAGAGCCACACCACAAGCACGAGCGCCGTCGCCGCAGGGATCAATCTGACCATCCGAGGCCGGACCAGCAACAAAGGTGAATTGAGAGATAGCAGCGCCCGAAATGGAGGTGCGGGTCTGCATGTTTTCCGTAAATGCCATAATAGAGGCTCCTTTTACTTTTTGTAGGTTTCAAGCACGAGGGTGCGACCCTGTGCGGTTTTGATGACAGCAGCATACGCTTTGTGGAAGTCTTTCTCTTTCTTCTCTTCCTGATAAGCCTTGACCATATCGTTCAGCTTTTCAGTAGGAGTTTTCAGATCATTAGCTGCATCAGTTTTGCCGACTTCTTGGTAGATGCCCGCAAAGGCAGCGTCAGCGGAACGAAGGAGTGCAAGCAGTTCTTCGTCTTGCCCAATCGACTTCAACAGTTTACCACGCTCATCAGCAGTTCCCTTGAAATTGGGGAGAACCTCATCGGCGCGTTTACGGAGTGCTTCAACTTCGAGAGCCTTTTGCACGTCTTCTAGTTTTTTCAGGATCGGTGCAGGGATAGCCGACTTGGCAATCTGTTCACCTTCAACTTCGATCATCTCTTCGGCAGGCTTTGCCTTTTCAACAACAGCCACTTCAAGATCAGCGACTTTGCCTTTGAGAGTTTCGATCTCTTCCAGAAGCATCTTGTTGACTTCTTCAAGTTCAAGGGCTTCATTCTTCCATGATTTACGAGTAGGCTTTTTACCTTCCATCTCGTCTTCCATCATGTCTTCTTCGTCGTCCATGTCGTCCATCTTGTCGGACTTCATTTCTTCCTTGTAACCCTTTTCAGTCTCGTCAGAGACACTAGTCTCGTCAACTGCGTCGAGTTTTTCGACTTCTTCGTTTTCCATGTGTTCCCCTTCCGGGCTGCGCTTGAACAATGCGACCTTAGCGAGTGGGTCATCGCCCATATCGACCAAGGAAACCTCTTCAAGTTCCAAGTTTACGAGTTCGGTGGGCATTACACCATCTCCTTTTGCAACAGGTTGTTGCTCTTAGCCAAGTTTATGTCCGCAGGAAGTACTTGTAGATTCCACGGGACGTGTAAACCACAGACATTTTCTCCACGAAGGGGAACTATGTGGTCAACATGGTAAGTCTCCCCAGACACCGCCGTTAAATCTTTGGCAAGCCAATAGAAGTTTTCTATCTCTGCTCTGTGTTGGGTGGACAACCATTTCGGGGTCGCAATGCGGATTTTCTTTTTCCGCAAAGACGCACTAGAGATAACCTTGTGATGATTTAGCTTCTTCCAACGTTTGCTCGTTTCTAAGCGAGACTGTCTGTTAGCTAAATAATTTACACGGTTTTTCTCGTTTATGCTCTCTTTGTTTGCTAGATAATAAGCCTGTTTTTGGGACTTAATCTCCGGCTTTGTTTTTTCTCTACTAGCTTTGTTTTTAGAGAGTAGGCAAACCTTACACATAGAGTGTCGGCCAAATTTACCATCTTTTGTCTTGTAAAAAGACTCCAAGTCTTTCTCTAAACAACAAACTGTGCAAACTTTACTCTGCATACTCTTTCAAAGCCCTCCCACCAATACTAAAACTGGAGAGTTTTCCGCTTTTCACATCTTTCCACACCTGATCGTCATTGATGCGGATTGCAATCATCCACCCCTCGCGGTCAGACTGGATACCCAATGCCTTGGCAATTTCGTTAGTCAAGGGCATGGAATGGACAACTTCCCCGATCTTATCGCCACTGTGCATAGTCTTGGCGGTTCTCATGGAAAGCATAAAATTAGTTGCAGCCTTTGCGATCTGGTCAGGGCGAATAAACTCTTCGCTATGATCTAGGCTGATTTCACCGTTGACAGTCGAGACGTAAGCCCAACCAAAGGCAAGACGCTCTTCATCAAGTTGCTTGACGATCTGACCTTCAACGGATACTTTGGTCAACTCCGAGACAGAGGTTCCACTTTCCCACATGCGACAGGACCAGTAACGGGCAGAGGTTTTGTCGGTGGCCGTGTCACAAGAATGGCGGGAACGGAAGTTAGCACGAGCATCTGGGTCGTCCCTTCGGATTTCCATGTTGGGGTCACCAAAGGTGACTTTCTTTACTTTGTCACCAGACTTGACGTAGACACCAAACTTCTTAGTGGAACCCGCAGGCATACGGAAAGGCTTGTCGAGTTCAACTTCTCGACCTTGATGCACAGCTTTCTCGACAGCTTGTTTAGCCTGTGACCACGCACCTGCAAAGGCACGACCTTCCGACATTCCCTCTTCTGCCATCATGGAGTTGAAGACGTTACGGAAGACTGATTGCTGATGTGCAGACAGTTTACCACGAACTACTTTCGGGAGGTCTTCATTGCTACTGTACGGCATTGTTCCTCACCAAAATCATAGAGAAGTTTGTGGTAACTCGTGTGTTGTTAGTTTCAACCTGAGCGGCTTGTATATCAAGGTCGGTCTTTTCAGTCATTGCAACAGGGGCGTAGAAGTCATACCTGTAGGTGCTTTCGTAGACTTCACCAATATGAGCAATACGGAAACCTTCACCAAAGGGTCTAATAAAGAAACGTAATTGAGCGTCTTCACCCTTCTGAACACTAAAGTTGCCAGTATTAATGTAGGCTGTATATCCCGCAGGGACTGTATAGATGCCGTTAAGGGTCTGCCCAATACCATTTTGGATAAGTCCAACAGTGTTTCCGTTGGCCGTGAGAGTAATGTTGCCAGCGTTGTTAGTTGCACCGTTCTTATAGACAGCAGAGTTTACACGCTTAAACTGCACAGTACCTGTGGTGGGGGTAAGACCGCGACAATCAATCTCTTCTGTGATCGGATTGAAGTCTACGTCAAGACCGCTTACCACAACAGACCCTGTGTCAGAGGCAGATGCAGAAACCACAGTGACGAGCCTCACAGAGTCCCAGACGGACCAAGGGTACAACCCACCAGCCGCCCACACAGTCTCGTCACCAGCAGAGTCAACATCTGCGTTATATCCAGTGATATTGACAACAGAGTAGCCATCAAACTGTCCCTGAGCGATAGAAAAGTAACTATCCCTAAGAGTTAGGTGTCCCCAATCAGCCATCAGTTCAACTCCGGTGTAATGACAATAGGTAGGTTGCCAGTGTTGGGGAAAGTCTCTATAGAAAGGTCTGCGTAGGTAACTTCAAACTCTGCAAAGTAAGTCCCTGCCGTAGCAGTGTCACCAGTTTGCCAGTTGTAGGTTACGATACCAGATGCAGCCGTAGTAATGGTCATTGCTCTGTCAAGAACAACAGAACCGTCAAGGGACTTCATATGAAACCTGACAGTTGCACCATTCAGGTTGATTGCTGTTCCACTAGCGTTTTGCAGTGTTGCCCTCAAAGATGGAGAGGTGTCAGACTGCTTGATTGTAAAGGCCATCTATGACAACTCCATTCTGAGTGTTTTGGACTTCTGCGTTATTGTTGTTTTGATGAATGATTGCTGTGTTGTTTGTGTGAGCAAACTCTGCGTCATTGACAGATTCGATGACAACAGCATTTGCAGAGGTGTCACCAGTAATAAAGACGTATCTACGTTCACTTGAGTAGCCAACACTTCTTGGGACAAGCCCTGCCACAACAAAGATCGTGGTTGGGATGTCAACCTTAACACCAGTGTTGATAGACGGTGCAAGAGGGGCAAGGTTAATGTTTGCCGCAGGGCTTTGTACAGATGTTCCTACAAGGATCGTAGGTTCAAGTTGAACAATCGTAATGTTGGCAGCAGGGATGCTTACAGAGGCACCAATTCGAACAACAGGTGCAACAGCTACAAGTGTTATATTTGCAACAGGTGCATCAACTCGTTTACCAGAAGCAACTGTCGGGGCTACTGCTTGAACAGCAATATCTTTTGCAGGAACCTGTGCAGCAAACCCCACACTGATCGTAGGAGCAACTGTTGCTATAGAGATGTCTACAGAGTTGACACTGATAGACTTACCAGAGACAATCTCAGGAGCAACTGCTTGAACTTGTAGGTCAGCAGAAGGAACCTGAACAGAGGTGCCTACAAGGACTTCTGGCGCAAATGCTGCAAGAGAAATGCTAGCAGATGGGACAAGGACAGAGATACTAGAGCGGAACTCTGGTGCAACAGCAGCAAAGGCAATATCTGCACTAGGAACAGTTACAGAAGAGCCTGTCAGAACCTCTGGTGTCTGTGGTGCAAGTACAAGGTCAACTTGATTAACGTCTACACGTTTACCACTAAATACGTCAGGGGCTTGTGCAGCCAGAGTGATGTTTACAGCACCAACAACAACATTAATACCAAGAACCACAGCAGGTGCATTAGCAGCAACTGTGATGTTGGCAGACGGAACCGTTACACTAGCACCAGTTTGAACGGTGGGTGCTTGAGCAGCTACAACGGTGTCAACACTGTCTACAGAGACACTCTTACCAGAAGCAACAGCAGGCGCTACAGCAGCAAGAGAGATGTCTACAGAACCAACACTGACAGATGCACCAGTTGCAAGTTCAGGGGCAACAGCAGCGAGGGAAGTGTCAACAGAACCTACATCGACACGTTTACCACTAAAGACACTAGGTGTCTGGGCAGCAACTGTGATATTTGCACTATTAACGTCTACTCTTACACCAGTGAGAATTTGTGGTGCTTGAGCAGCAAGTGTAATGTTAGCAGCCGGAACAGTTACCGTAGCACTGAATACAACAGAAGGTGCATTAGCCGCTAAGGTAACTGTATTGGCAGAAGGTATTTCCAGAGTTACCCCTAGAACCCCGTCATCACTTAGAGGGACAGAGGCTAAAGGGGCAAATCCAAGCATTTAGTTACTCCGCAGTAGCAGCGTTCCCAGCAGCAATGGCGTCATCAATCGGAGCCATGTCTTCGTCGGTCCAGAACTCAGCACGGCGCATACCCTCAAGGTGCTGCACATTGCGCTGGATCACGGTGTCGTCACCCGTGTAGCGGTTAGGGTTAGCGATGGCGTCGTTGATGACCCACACGCTGTCGAGACATGCCGAATAGTGCTTGGCAATCTGTTCAGGGGTCAGTTCTTCGGGGTTCATGTCGGGTTCTCCTTAGTTAGCGACAAACCAGTTGACGCGAGTTTCAGCAGTTGGTGCGGTATCAGCGTGAAGAGTAAACGACCCTGCTCCTGCCACAACAGCCACAGATTTCATGGTGGTGTCATTCGTAGCAACGGTGGCAATGATAACAGAGTTAGCATCCACGAAGCTGTTGGTCACGACGAGGCTTGTTGCAGCCGCAGCGAAGTTCACCGAGCCAGCCGTCTTGTTGATCGTCTGAGCGCCAGTAGTGCCACCTGCGGTGATCGTCTTGGGGACAATGAGACCGTCCGTAGTGTCGAACTGGAAGCCAACACCGGGAACACGCAGGTTCGTGATGCTGCTATTCCCCAGCGTGATCTCGTTGGAGACTGTGACGGAGGATGCGTCAGCTCCTTGGCCGATGACAATCTGGTTTGACCCTGTAGTGGTCGCATCACCCGCTTGATAACCAACAAAAACGTTGTTCTGCCCAGTAGTATTAAGTTGGCCTGCTTGGTTACCGACGGCTACATTGAACCGACCTGTTGTTAAAGAGTTCAGTGCAGAAGTGCCGACTGCCGTAATATACCCGTTACCACTCATGTTTCTGGCAACGTTTTGGCCGATAGCAACAACGTCCTCTTTGTTGCTTGCGCCATCCATTGCCTGACCGCCAATGATGACAAGGTTATAGCCAGATGTTGCTGTTCGATAAGCGTCAGTTCCAACGACAACTACGCTGTTAGATATGCCTGTTGTTGTTTGCGCCTCAGCCGCGCGGCGACCAATAAAAATTCCGCCTGTTGCAGTCGTAAGATTTGCACCCGCGCTGTCACCGATCATCACGTTGTCAGTGCCGCTGGTGATGTCGTATCCGGCCTGATAGCCAATCGCTATGTTGTCACCCGTGGCGGCAGTGGCAATGCCAAGACCCATAGCATCTTGACCAATGGCGATATTACGGCCACCAGTGGTAGCAGCGTCAAGCGCACCGTTTCCGAGTGCTACGTTGTTGGAGCCTGTGGTTAAAGCACCACCAGCACTCTGACCGATCATGGAATTGTTAGTGCCAGAGGTCAGGTTGTAGCCCGTGCGGTAGCCGATGCCCGTGTTGTTAGTCCCAGTTGTGACCGCACCACCAATTGCCTCTTCGCCAATGGCAACCATTGATCCGGCTGTCGTGGCAAAGCGTCCTGCTTGATAGCCAACCAGAGTTGGTTGACTTGCTGTCGTCATATCCGCGCCAGCTTGGAAGCCTATCAAAACACCGCCTGCGGAGTTCTTATTCGCCCCAGCGCGGTATCCAACAGCCACGGCCCCATAAGAGGATGCGTTTGCAAGGTTAAGGGCTTGATACCCAATCGCTAAGTCTGGTCGGTCAGAGATTGGGTCGGCAGTCTTTGAAAGCAGAGCGCCCCGACCGATGGCAATAGCGTCGGTTGCCGTCGTAATGGCGTTTGCAGCCTGAAAGCCTATGGCGATGTTGTAGCCCGAAGATGCGGTGGCGACGCCGGAACCCATCGCGTTCTGACCAATAGCAATGTTGATGCCACCAGTGGTTGCTGCATCAAGGGCACCATTGCCGAGTGCTACGTTGTTGGAGCCTGTGGTGAGAGCACCAAGAGCCTCGCTCCCAACAGCGACGTTGCCAGCGCCAGTGGTGTTTACGTCAAGCGTCCTGAAGCCAACGGCTACGTTGTCGGTGCCTGTGGTGTTGTCGTTACCAGCCTCAAAGCCGATGAACGTATTGTCCACACCAGTGTTGACAGCGCCAGCGCCTGACCCTAGCGATGTCTCAAACGGGGATGCGCTATCAGTCTGACCCGTCAGAGACGCCCCTGGAGAGGTAAACGACAACGTCCCAGAACCATTCGTCGTCAGAACCTGACCGTTCGTCCCGTCAGCAGTTGGCAGGGCGAAGTTATCCGCGAAGTCAATCAACTCTTGCAGATCAGCCGCCGCAGCCGTCAGGAAGACAACAGCATTGCCGGACAGGTTGATAGCAGCGTCAGCGTTGTTGCTTTCGATGCTGCCACGGGTCAGGGTCGGTCCCGTCGAGGAGTACGTCCCCAGACCGATTTCCCAGTTCGAGCCATCCTCAAGCACATAACGGACGATGTTCGTATTGGCGACACCAGCGTCAGCGAAGGTCTGGAACCCGTCAACCGCTGATCCCAATGTGATCGTGCCAGTGCCAGTGGTGGCTGTGGTCATCTTAGCGCGGTTGACAAGTTTGGTCATGTTGGTTTATACCTTAAGCAACAGTGAAGGTGAAGATACCGTTAGCGTTCCACACCACTTTGAAGTCAGTCGTATCACCAGCCGATTGGCTACCACCAAAATCGATGAAAGCAAGCGGGGGATCGTTAGCATCAGTGTCATTATAGATGATGGCGTAAGAAGCCGTGATGGAGCCACCAGAAGCCGTCCACACAACGTCATTAGCGTCGAACTTAGCATCGTTGGTGGTGACAGTCGTAACAGCCACACCAGTAAGGGCTTGACCACCAGACGTGTAACCCGTACCACCAGAGGCTTCTGTCTTGGTGACACCTGCAAGGGTCGTGTCAGCAGCATTAAAAGTAGCAGCCGTGTAAAGGGCAACTTTATAAGTATCAGCAACAGCGTTGCTACCATCCGCAAACAATTTGGCGGTCTGGTTGTAAAGAGAGATAGTTACAGCCATTGTGGCCTCCTGTTAAACGGTAGGTTCTGGCGCAACCTGTTGAGATTTACGCTCTTGAATTTTGTTTTCATATTTAGCGGGATCGAACTCGATCTCAGCAATGTTCATAAGGTCAGTGACAACCTCAGTCTGGTCTTGCACTTCAATGCCTGCACCGTTGATGTTACGCAGGAAGGAAGCAATTTCACGAAGGTCGTGCGGAGCCACATCACCAGCAACAAGTTTAGGCATAGTCGCCCAATCAAGGCCATTCAACTGCCACAAACGCTCAACCAATTGCTTGTTCAACACATCTACAATCGTGTTGATGTAGCTTTCGAGGCTTCTGAGGAAGAGGTCAGTCTTAGTCTTTGACAGAGCATAAGAACCGCTGCTACTACCAAGCATAAGAAACTCAGCCATAAGGCTACGAGCAATATCATGCTGGTAACGCTTAACAACAGGATCAATGTCGATGGAGCGAGAGCCATTAGCAGTAATCAACTCCACATCCATGAGACGCTGGTTAGTAGGTTTGCCATCAGCGTCTACATACAGGTCCGAGGGAAGAAGGGCATAGCCTTGTTCGTTGTTCTTGAGGTCACGCAGGATACGCTCAAATTGACCACGAAGTGCAGCCTGATCGGCAGTAGCATCTGCACTCAGATACTCCGCAGGCATACGGCCAACAGGCACCCCATGAAGTTCTCGCTCAATAGCAATGGCTTCATATCCCTGAATCTTGTTGAGGTAAGTGTAAGAAACATAAGCGTTGCGAAGAACGGAGCGACCAGAGGGATCATTGTTGAGGCTCGTTGTGCGATAATACAGGGATTTTTCGACAGGGATCATTGCAGGGCGTTTGCCCCAAGCAGCCTCTTGATACATACCAAGAATTTCACCAGTATTCTGGTCAACTTCAAACTCTTCAACAGTCCACGGAGCGCGGATAGCAATCTTCTTTACACCGATACGACCATCTTCGTATTTAGAGTTTTTCTTCGGTGAGCGGGCATCACCACCACGGACCTTATAGACAACCTCGAACCACGAAAAGCCATAGGTCAGGTACGACAGGGCTTCTGAGATGTGGTCGTCAAGACTGTGGTCCATGTCCTCAATGACAGATTTGAGGAAGTCTGCTTCTCTTTTGGCAGCTTCACTGTCATCAGCAGGGACAATATCAATCTTCACATCGCGGAGGGTCTGTTCCACAGCATACATGACAGAGCCGACAATCGCGTTTCCATCACGCATTTCGCGGTATTTCTGAATAGCTCTTTTACCACGAAGTTCCTGTTGCCATTCATCGGCTCGGATGTCGCCCGTATAGGTGTTACGGCCATAAACACCCAACTCAATCTTAGCAGCGGTTTCACTTAGCTTCTTCATAGTTATTGCCTTTTGATTGATTTACATCAGCAGGCAACACCTGCAAATTCCAAGGGACATGTAGTCCGCATACATGAACCCCTTTGAGTGGGACGATGTGATCGACGTGGTATTTTTGCCCAGAAGTGATTTCGCAATCTCTAGCAAGTTCGTAGAAGTTCTCTATCTCTGCAAAATGTTGCTCAGTCAACCAACTTGGTGTGGCACTTTGCTTAAAGAAACGCCTTTTAGCTGCATTTTTTGCACGGACTTGAGGGTTCAGCTTGTTATAGAGAGTGTAACGGAGCCGTTCTTTTTCCAGATTAGCCTGCCGATACTTTTTTGATATGTCCCGGCTTTTCTCAGGATTGTTCTTACGAAACAGTCTAGATTTCTCGGTTTCACAAACCTTGCAAGAACTCTTTAGGCCAGACTTTTTGTACTTGTCTTTTGGGAAATCCTCGAAAGGTTTCTCAACAAGGCATTTTGTACAGGTTTTCATATTACAACCTTGCGAGAAGACCTTTCGCATCAGCATAGGCCAAGTTGAGTTCAGGTTTAGCCACACCTTTGAGGGCAAGTTCAGTTACAGCCCAGACCATAGC